TACGTTAGTTCCTGCACATAGAACTTGACCGACAACATTATCAATGCTGTCTGCTGCGTTGTAAGCGATGATATCAGCAAGTGCTGAATCTACATCGTTGAAAGAAGTTAGGTTTAACTTCTTAGTTGTTGAGACGGCTGAACCGTACTCAGATAGTGTTACAGTAACCTGTGATGGGTTACCTAAAGCAATTGAGGAAACATCGGTTGATTCTGTCAACGTAGATGTAGCTTGTGCTAAATCTGAATAGATTGAGAATACAACTGATGATCCTGGCATTGCCTGTTGAACTGGTTTTACATCAGCAAGTGAGCGCATAACAGGAATGGAACGAAGTGCCATTCTTACATACTGATCGTATGCTGTTTGTACTAGGTTGCTAATGCTAGAGGTAGTGGTTAAACTACCGCCTGGAATCGCCATTGGGCATTACCTTTCATTAGGATTGGATTAGAGTCCAGATCCCTTAATGATTGCATCCAACTCTTCACGGGTATTAGCGTTAAGAAGTTTCTTTAATATATCGTCATTGTGCTCAGGTGTTACACCTTGCTCAACTGTATTAGTCATCCTCTTGTACGCTGCCGCTTGAGCGGGATCGACATTGGGTGTCTGGGGTACTTCTGGGGTTTGAAGACCAAACACATCTGCGTTTGCTTCTAACCATTTTGATACAGACTCTTCAGTTGGGTCTATATCCTGCGGAACAAAAGAAGAAATCTTCTGATTAACTCCGCGACTTGCGAGAGCGTCTTTGATTGCTCGTTCTCTTTGCGCTTTGTTTAAGGATTCAAAGTTAGCTTTAAGTTCTGCTAACTCTTTTTCTTTTTGCTTATTTGCTTTACGCAATTGCTTAACGAGATCATTGCTTAACGATTCAGCACTTGTGTCGGTATCGTCATCATCCTCGTAGTCATTGTTGGACATAGTCCATCTCCCATTCGTTGTAGTTGTCGTAGACCTCATACAGCTCGGGGATCTCTGTATGGCTTCTACTCTCGGTCTTGTTATCTCTCCATCAGGCCGATAGTTCTGATGGCAGGCCTAGTTAATAAGCGCCGGCTCTTTCCGTTGCCAGTGCTCCACTTGTAATTCCAGTTTTTCCACCAAATTCTGCTTTTTCTAACCCAATGATTTTCTTACGTTTTTGTTGAGCCTCTGTTTGTCCTGGTAATTCAAATACTTCTTCTTCAGCTACTGCTTGAGTATAATCTGGTTGTTGATAAATAGATGCTAATTGTCTACCTCTTTCAAGGCCACTACCAATTATTCCATAACCTCTTCTAGCAGTTTCAGCAGTTACACCGTAACGGCGTAGATACTCTGCATCAGTTAAACTTGTATTTAATCCAGCAGCAAGTGCTGCTCCACCAATTTCAGCAGCAGTTATCTTACGCTTAATATCTGTTAATCCCTTTTCTGGATCAAGAGTATAAGCAAGTATATCAGCGTTATTAATATCAGGATAAAATTTTCTTAGGGCGGTAGTTACTTCTGGTGCTGCATTAAGAACTCTGTTTTGTGCAGTAGCGATACGATCTTCTAACTCAGCAGGAGATACATCTCCTGCGATAAGTTTTTCAAATCCTTCTTGACGACCTAAATCACCTCTTGAATAGTAAGTAGCAGGTAATCCATAGTTACGCATAATAGATTGATATCCATCCTCTAATGCTAGATATTCATCCTCTGATAGTGCTTTAAGACCTTTATTAATACGAGCAGCATTAGCTGCAAAGCGCTTCTTATAAGGCTCTGTTTGGCGTAGTCTTATAGCAAACTCTGATGGAGATACATCTTCTAAAATTAAATTCTTTAATGGTTCTACTAATGCTTGTAATCCATATTCAGAAAATTGACTATATAAAATATCAAATGCGTTTTGACGTTTTTGTTGAGCCTCTGTTTGAGCTACTGTTGGAACAGTACTACCAGAACCTACAAACTGTCCTTGTGCATTGTATTGACCACCAGGTGTTGGATTGCCTTGAGAATCATAACCACCAACAGTTGATCCACTAATTCCATATTTACCATATTGGCTTGAAACTTTTGCAATAGCTTGATCTCTTGTTAAACCTTGAGCAATTAATGCTTTGATTTCATTCTCTTGCATAATTCTTGCTTGTTCTGCTGTATTTACTTTTCCACCTGAAGTAGCAGAAGCATATTGTTCTTGAGTCAAACGATAAGATCCAGTTACATCCCCATAATATGGAGTCATTTGTACTTCACCAGGTTTTGCTACACCAACAGATTGAAATCCACCGCGCTCTGGAGCAAGAGATTCTGCGAACTTGTACATACCACCTTCTTTGGTGATACCTTTAGTACTATTAAAGCCAAGTGCTTTAGCCTCAGCAAGTGTTACTTTTTCAGCCACTATATCTCCATAATCCCGAAGTTAGAATATATTTGTCCTATACCTTGATAGACAGCATCTATAGCCTCATCTGTTTCTGGCCACCAAGCAAGTTTTCTTTTTGCTTTATTAAAGTCAGATATACTTGTAAAACCTTTATCATTTACTGCTAATGGAAGAACTTCATTAATGCTAACTTGATTAGTTGGGACACCTTTAGATTTTGCGATACTATTTATATAAGGCGAAAAAGTTACAGACAAATCTTCATCTTCTGGGATTTGATTTCTTACCGATTCTGGTAAAGATCTTCTAGCTACTGATCTAATAGCATTTTGAATATTTTTAATATCTTCACCATTTGCAATTCTTTTAATCCATTCATCAATTTGGCTACTAAAATTAGAATTAAGATCTAATCCATTATTACGAGCAGTTGTTGCTAAAGTAGCCTTAGAGGTAGCAAAAGTTTCTTGTTGCTTTTTACTATATCTAGGATCTTTCTTAATCTCATTAGTTAGAAATTCTGTAGCATCTAATCCACCAGTTGTAATTGTATCCTGAACACCACCTACAGTTTTGTATTTAGTTACAACAGGGTTTTTCTTTTGAGCATTTTGTAACTTCTTTGCTAGTTTGGATGCTTCTTCAGGTGTTGGTTCAGCGTTTAATAAAGTTCTATATAGTTTTTGTACTTCTGCTATTGCTTCAGCATCAGTAAATATATTGGTAGATCTAGTCGTACTAGGTCCTTGAGTGCCAGACTTAGCAATATCTGATGCTTTATCTTTTAAAAATGTAGTTAAATCATAGGCAACAGTCTCTAAACGTTTAGGGTCATTTATTGATAATGTTGTAATTTCAGTAGATAAGTCTCTATTGGCCTGTAAGAATTTATCTCTTACTTTAGAACTATAATCTCCAGTTATTGGAACATCATAACCAGCATCTTTTAATTGTTGAGATAATGATTTCCTAAGTATTGAAGACATTCTTCCATACGCTTCAGTAAGCTGTGCTTCAGTTGCCTGTCTCTTCTTAGTCATAGAAATAGGTGTGCCACGCTCATATTCAATAGAAGGAGTTGATGAGGTTATTAAACCAACACCAGCAGTCCCAGCATTTGGATTAAAATCTGCCAATTTAACCCTCCCTTAGAAAGTTACTAAATAACACATCAAACGCTGATTTTGCATTTGGATCTGTTGCTGCTATATCTTTTAATTGTTGCAATGTAGATTCCCTTATGATATCTCTAACCTTGATATCTCTATCAGATCTTGAGTTATAAACATTATCTTTGTTATATAGATACTCTTCGTATATATTAATCATCTTGCGAAGTGTATTTGCTGCTGGTGTAGATATATTAGTCTCATTAAGCATACGCTTTAAATCAGTATAAGCCGCTTCGCGCTTGATATTATTAGCTGCTGAATTAGCAAACTCTTCCTGCAGTAATGGTCTTGTACTCTTAAATTCATTAGACCAAACAGACCAAGCACCTTTTATGCGTTTACGTTCATCATCTGATATAGCATTTGCTAAGGCATTTTCATATACATCTACCTGTGTATAGTAGTAATATTTATCTTTAGCAACAAATGATTCTTTTAGGAAATCCTCAACTAATTTACTTTGACGATATCCATTATCTTTTAGGAATTGGTAAGCATCCCAAGAGAAAGTTCCACTTTGAGGTATTAAGAATCCTGCACCTTCTGGGTATTTCTTAACTAAATCTTTGTTGTTATCTACCCAATTTGCTGCGGCATTAGATGTTTTAAATCTAGCCTGAAACTCAGGATCTGACTCATTAATTACATATGGTAGTTCATTTGGGAATAATTTTACCCAATTAGCCATAGCATCGCCTACTGGATTTGGACTACCTTTTTTGCTGTATTGATCAATTAGATTAGAATATACTTGTTTAAAGTTAACTCTTTTATTTTCCCTGACCCAATCAGCCATATCTGACTTTAAAGTAGTAGTTGGTGCTGCTGGACTAACAAATCCAAGAACAAACCTAGTTGTTAATATACCAGTAATTGTTGATCTTAATCTCTTTTGATATTCAGCCAACTCACCAGGAGTTGCAGTTGCTGATGGAGTAAGACCTGCTGCCTCTAAATATGTTACTGCTTTACGAAAAGCAGAAGCATATTGAGAATCTCTTTCGTCTCTAGACAGAGATGATATAAAACGATTAACGTGACCTGGTAATAAAGATTGATAGAAAGATTGATTCTCACCTATCTCACCTAACAATAATCTTTCAGTTGCTTTTATCTCTTTACCAACTGCTGCTAGTGGTTTAATTTCTGATTCTGCAACTAAACCAGCAATTCCATAGACTGTCTTCATAGAAAGACCAGCTAAAGGACCGCTAAATGTTGGTAACCAAGATTCAGGGTTAGCAGAAGGTGTAAGCATACGGATATTAGATCCGAACTGTAATGGAATTGGAGCAACAAACTTATCTCCAAGACCAAATATATTTAAAGCTTTATTAACTGCTCCATATACTGGTGCTAAACCAGGATATATAAAATAAGGTTCACCTTGATCATCGCGTTGTACAAATCCAGTATGTGTTACACCTTCATAGGTAAGTGCAATCTTACGCAAGGCTTCAGGATTGTATTTAGTAGTTCTATATAAACGGCGATAAGCATCTTCAGTTGCTCTATAAAAACGAGCAAAGTTACGCACAGACCAAGCTAATTGAGTTCTAACAGTAGGATTATCAACAAATGCTAGCACTCGTTCTACTGCTAACTTTTCAGAAAGATCTACTACTTGACGAGTAGCTTCTTCTGGACCAATCTTTTCAGTCAAATCATCAAGATATGGTTGTAATTCTCTACGAATATTAAATGCCGCATCTATGACTATTTGATCCCTTGAGAAACGAGCGTTAGCATCACCCAACCAATCCCATAATCTAGTATTTATATCAGAAAAAATATTCTTAGACTGCATTGCTGGAAGCAATTTAGGTCCAGTAATAGTTCTTGGAATTTCATTAAATGTTTTTGGTAGATAATCTAAACTAAAGTCATCTGTTCTTACTACTAAATCACCTTTACTATTTTTAACTACAACCTTATCTAATAGATCATAGTTAATAGAACCATCTGCTCTACCAAATAGAGATCTTAAATCGTCATAAATTGCAGAAGCGTGTTGAGTAGATGTGTATGTAGTATCTACATAGCGATCCATTTTAGGTTTTAGATCTTTAAATTTAGGATTGTCAATAAGTTCAGCCATTGCTTTTACAAAAGCACCTCTATTATCACCATAGGTCTTTAATAATTTCATACCCTCTGAAGCAAATTCATCATTTGCTTTGGTCATAATTTGAAAAGCCCAAGCAAGGCGACCCTCTTGATCTAGTGGGCTGAACTCACCAAAAGATCCAAATTGACGAGCATAGTCTTCACCATCAATAGTAAAGTCAACTACTTTACCTTTTTTACGGCTAATACGTTTTGCCCTTGAAACGATATCACTACCAGCATTTAGGTTATATGCACCTTCGCTTGCTGATCTAAGTAGGTTTTCAAAATCGCCATACATAGCAAATTCGTAAGTATAACGATCAAAGTCATTACCAAACTTACCAGCCTGAGCATCTGAAAATTTATCCCTCAAAAGAATTTCAGCAAACGCTTTTCGCTTTGCTAATTCTTTTTCAGCAGCAGTTGTATAAAAATCATTAATGATAAGTTCTTCACCATTTTTAGTTACTTCTCGTTTGATACCTTTATCAATATCATTAAATAATCTAACAAATTTATCTTTATCTTTTGCTTTAGCATAACGATTAATCATACCTAATTGTAAATCTTTTTCTACGGTACGAATATTTGTAGCAAGTCTACGAGATTTACCAATTTGTAAAGCAGTCTTTACTGTACTGCCTGGCAAATAACTAAGTTTTCTTGCTCCATTTGCTAAATAAAATACATAATCTTCTAATGCGTTACGTACCGGAAAACGAGGTCCTGCCAAAGTACCAGTTACGAATGTACTAATAGCATCATCTGCTGCCTTAGTATATTGTAAACCCCAAGCACTAGCGATATAACCATCTCTTGCTGCAAAACGATCTAACTGTTGTGGGGTAATAAAACTTTGGCGCTCATTAATTTGATATGGATAAAGAGCAGAGTCTGCACCATTAACCTGTGATGGGAAGAATCCTTCTGGGTTTTCATCATTAAATGACCTGTTGCTATATACAGCATCTCTACCAATAGCACCAATTGTATCTAGAAGTTTACGGCCACCTTGAGTACCTCGTAGTCCTCTTAGCTCTCCGACTGCAGATTGCAGACCGTTAAACATCTGACGGCGTTGACCAAGATTTGCTTGTTGATAAGCATCACCTAATATACGAGATGCTTGCTTTCCATAAATTAAACGAGCATAGCGCTCAAATGCAATATGTGCTCTAGGTGAAGTGTGATTACCTAACTCATCCATATCTGGAATTAAGTTAAATCTACGAGAAAAATTATCAACACGCTTATTTATAGAATATATAGAAAATTTATTAATAGGTAATTTCTCTGCTGCCTTAATTCTTTCAGCAGTTCTAGCACCAGCCTGCGCTGCGGTCTCATCACCTCGGCCAACTAAAGATTGAATAGCTGCTTCTTGTGAAGGTATACCTCTAGAGTCTGCCTCATCAAAAACTATATTACGTAAGAAGTCTGTAGCATCTTCATTAAGGCTAAATATTCTTGTGCCTTTTGTATATAAATCTACTCTTGCTTTACGAAATGCGCTAAGTCTAGGCATAACCTTTATCTGTAATCCAGCTTGGCCATAGAATAAGGGTTGAATACGCTCAGCATTTGTTAAAAATGCTTTGGCTGTATTTACATCTAATACACCATCAAAATCTTTTTTAGCAAAATCTAATAAAGCATCATCTACGCCAGTGCCAACAAATGATGGATTTAATCTACGTAGACGAGCAGTGCTAGCTGCTATTTCTACAGCATCTTTTGCTTTACGAGCTTTAGTTAAATCATTTAGACCTTTAGTATATTCAGTCCAAAATCTATTTACTGAATCATACTTAAAAGCATCTTCAACCTTATTAGCATTACCTATTGTCTTAGTTAAAGCAAATTTACCAGCATAATATACTTTGGCAATTTTACCTAATACGATAGTAGGATCTAGAAATATTCTAAATGCTGCATCGCCAGTACCAGATATCCAACTATATAAACCGCTTTTACCTTCTAGATCTTCTGAAAGGAATATATTTGCTATATCTCTGCCAAATGAATATTTCGCAGCGTTTACTTTAGCTATAGCATCCTCTAATAATTTATCTTCGCCTCTAGCGCCATCTGCTGCAATTTTCTTTTGTCTATCATTTTGAGCAGTTGCAATAATTTGATCTAATGGAATACCTGCTGAAATTTGTTGCGCTACATATACCCGATCTTGACCGTATAGTTGTATTGCTTTGTTTATACGATCTGGATTAAAAGTTTGTTCACCATTAGCGCCTGATTTTTTCCAAGCAGTTGCTAAATCTACATCCTGCCCTACGGCAATTCTGCCAGTACGATATGCTCTAGTTACTTGATCAGATGCCCAGTTAGCAGCTTTAAAAACTTCCTTTATTGGTTCAACTACTGGCTTTATTAACCAACTACCGGCTTTCATTAAAAAACCCTGTCCTGGAGTATCCTCTTCAGAACCAAAGAATTGTGCCATCTTTGTTTGTTGATTAACAGGTAATTGTTTAAACTCTATAGCAGCAATAGATTCTGGTAAATTTGACAAAGACGTAAAAGAAGAATACATCTCCTCAAGAGAGTTAATTTCATTCTTTTGTGCTGATGTCAAGCCTGCTTTATTAGCAGCTTGATACAAATTACCCTTATTAATATTTTGGGCCATTAAAGTCCTCTAGATAAAGCCTGCTCGTATAAAGCAGCAATTTCTCCATTTGTATCATATGGCAACATTTGAGCAAGTGTTTGAGATAAAGATTCTTTTTGTCTCATTTGATTCATCATTAATACTTCTGTACCGCCACCATCGCCAGGTTTTACACCTGTTGTAATAGATTCATCTCTACGTTCTGTTGGAGCAAATAATAGTGTTACTGGAGTTAATGGATTTCTAGGTCTTCCACCAACATTATCATCAGACCCAGTTGTTTTTGCTAATGGTATTTGTTTTTTAATAGCATTAGTTTCTATACCTTCGCCATAATATGATGAAGGTAAATTAAGTTGATCATCTCTTACAGAGAATGGACCTGGACCTGAGACTCCAGCCAATGGATTAATTGGGGCGTTAGCCATCTTTGTTCTCCTTAATAGTTTCTAAATCTTGTGAAAATTCTTGCCAAATTTTTTCTTCTTGGCTTTTCTGAGTTGAATGATAGATAGCTAATTGGTGCAGATCATCTGCAAGTGCTTCTATTACTGATGTTAAATTTAAAAAAAATCCTGATATTATTACTAAGTAATCAGACAATCGCACTGGGCGATTTAGGTTATTATCTTTCACCCAGTGCTCCTGTCAATAAAATAATTAAGCCTTTGTGCCTTTACGACCTGCCGGTGTATATCCGAATCTAACTTCTCCGCCGACTGGTTTAGATGTATCCATTTTGCCTTGTACAGGTTTGACCTCTACAGCCTTTTGAAATGTTCCCTTTTTCATTTTCACCTCCTTTGATTATGCTGCTCCGCCAATAGAGGCGAGTAGTTGTGCGATATCTGGTCTTGGACCAGCAGTAGGGGCCTCTCCGGTTTGTTGTTCTGGAGTTGGCTGCGAGGCAGGAACGGGGGCCGCTCCCACTGCTGGAATAGTAGGTTGCTCTGGAAGTGCTGGTGTTACCGGTACTTCTGGTTGTGGTTCTGGTGCAAAAGCCTTTTCAATAACAGTTTCTAGTTGTAAACCTTTTTGTCTGCCTTGGATTACTTCAGCAATTCTTGAAATGATTTGAGATGGGTCTTGACCTTGGGCAGCAAGTGCGGGAATAGCTTGTGCATACTGAGCAACAGCAACGCGAAGAGAATCACGCATTTCTTCAATGTCAACCCTTTGTTCTTCTTGCGTAACATTTAACTCCATTGGAATTTCTCGGCGTACATAATCACGGGACACTAACTTATCGCTACGCATTTGTAGTAATGCAATGATGGCTCGGTTAGGATCCATACCAGACATAATGCCATAACGTACATCTACACCATACTCGCCTTTAATATCACGAGATGGAATATATTTCATTGTGTAAGGTGTACCATCATCAGTACCCTTAATAGTCTTGGTTATATTACCAAAGATCTTTTCATCTACTTCAAAGCAGATTGATACTAACTCTTGGAATAACCTAGCAAACTGTGCTTGTGCTGCTTTAACCTGTGTATCAAATCCTGCTTGCAGAGCCTGTACACCACGACCTGTCACAACGGAGGCATCAATATTACCTGAACGAGATTCTGGATAACGAGAACCTAATCTTAACTCTCGTTCTAATACACCAGATTCAGTAAATACACCTGCTGGTAATTCTAACGGAACTCTGCGGATTGCTTGTGGATTAGCAGAACGCATAATTGAATCTGGACCAAGTGCTAACTCTTGTACATCTTGTGGAATAGCAATAGGTGCTTGAATAGATTTCTCTGCTGCTTGTATTTGTAATACTGCAAAACGAGCACGAGCTAGTTGTACTGACAATACATCATCAAACTGACCACGAGCTTCACCATCTAGGGATGATCTAGTTGCTACTCTTGCTAAACATTTACCTACTGGGTTAGGTGTATTAGATAAAACTAAGTTATTACGCTCTGGTATAAAGATTAAATCTTGGTCTTTGTCGTGGTATCTAACAATAGATAGATAAGGGGATGCGTAAGAATAAACACTCTTACCAACTATCTGATCGTAAAACTCAGGATACTGGTTTGCAATAGTCTCAGCATCGGATGCAATAAGTTGTGATATAGATAGGCAACGACCAAATCTATCTACTTCAGGATAAACACCAAAAGGATTTAATATTCTAATTCTAGGATTGTTTGTCTCATAATCCATCTCTACTATTGCAGGCAGTAGACCATAGGTGTTAAAGTAATCAGCACCTTGATACATCTGAATCTGTAAATCAGATGATGATACGTAATAGTTGGCTATCCTAGTTCTAACATCAGCAGCACGGCGCTGTGAATCAGAAACCATATTAGTTGCTGCACAGTTAAAGGATGGCAGTGGTGCCATTACCTCTGCTAGATCTCTAGCTGCTACGTCAATAAAGTTTGCTACTAGAGGTTTAGGATAATCCTCTGAAAACATCGCTGGATATACTTTTGATATATCACCTTGGCGCACAGATAGAACATCTCGCATCCGTTGATCACGGGCTGCATAACGGGTTTTCAACCGATCTATCTTTGA